GGACTTGAACCAATACCTCATTATCGATAAAGGCGGCATACAGACCGCAGAATCCATCCACGTGGAATTCCTGACCGGGCAGACAGTATTCCGGTTCACCTACCGCTTCAATGGGCAGCCGATTCGCAAAGGGAAGCTGACGCCTTACAAGCGGAAAAACGCCAATTTCTATACCGGCCCATTCACGGCACTTGAAGCCAGATAAAAAACAGCAACCCAACGAAAAATACGGAGGTAAAAACAAAATGAAAGATGTCGGAATGGTAAGACACATAGTTCCGATTTCCGCCCCTATCCAGAGGACGGCCACATTCGTCACTCCCCATGTGGCAATGAAGAAATTCGAGAAGGTACAGTTCCTGGTTCTTCTCGGCGCCCTCGAAACCGCCAATTTCACGATGACGGTCACCTGCAGCGCGGTGACCGCCGGCAGCAATGCCACAGCCATAGCCTTCAGTTATCGCGCAACGGAGGCTGCCGGCACCGATACCCTGGGAGACCTCACCGCAGTAGAGTCGACCGGGTTGGAGCTGGCCGACGGGACCTTCGACAACATGGTGCTCATCATCGATATAGATGCGGTGGAGCTGACCGATGATAAACCTTATGTCGGGCTCACCTTCACCGACCCCGACAACGCCGATGCGTTAATCGGTGTGGTAGCGCTCCTGAAACCCCGCTATCCGCAGGAGACCAACGACGGGGCACTGACCTAATCCCGAAAAATTAACAAAATCCGGGGGGCTTCAACCGGCCCCCCGGTAAATAAATCTGGAGGGGATACAATGAAAAAAATATGGATACTACTGCTGGTAGCGGTGCTCCTGCCTTGCCTTCTTCTATTAACCGGCTGTCCGGAGGTAGAGCAGCCGGGGATACCCGACCAGACGGAAATCGGGGTGGGTGATGAATATCCCGATGCCCCCGGGGTGGTAACAAAAGTCAAGAGCAAGTGGTCGGGCGGCGACCTTGATTTTACCCAGAAAGACGGCACCGTAATCATGGGGCTGGACGGTACAAACGGTGATGTGGAGATAGCCTATGCCACAATCACCGATGGTCTGGCAGCAGCATTAGGGATTACGGCAGCTGACCTCGGAGCGGTGAGTTATGATTCGTTAGCACCCTCCGCCGATGGAACTATAGACATATGTGCATCAAATTTTCAGGCAAATGATATCTATATCAATGGCCAGTTAGTAACTGAAAACGGCACGGCACAAATAACTTTACCAGATGCTGATGGTGAACTTGTAACAGACAATGGCACTTACACATTTAGCGGTGTCTACACTATAAACGACCTTGTTACTGATAACGTGACGGTCACTGGAGGCTCATTAAGCGGGATCACTATAGCCGCCCCAATCGAGACCGGAACACCGGTCAGGGCCAACGTGGCCACCGGCAATACTACGATGGAGGCCAGCGGGGCCCCTTCGGTCGTTATCACGCACGGGCTGGGGGGAACTCCCGTTTGCATTGGGGCCTGGTGGGGGAGCGACCCCGGAGCTGACGACGGGATATTTACATCGAGTGCGAACTCGACCTGTTTCACTGTTTCTACTACTACGGCCAATGTGACGCCCAGCACGGTAGTTTACTGGATTGCTTACTTGCACAATGAATAATTTACCCCGCCCCTGGGCAAGGCGGGGGACCCATTCCTCCTTTATAGGGGGGCGGTCTTCTTATGTTTCCCGCCCCCCGAAATAATTACGAGAGGTGAAACATGGCTGATGTAGCAGCAATTACTGCAATTTCCGAAAAGGTATTTGGAACGGTAAAAAAGATAACATTCGAATTCACGTCCGGCGAGGGTGCCCATGCCGGCACCGCCAGTGACACCACGGATAAAGCCTATGACGGGGAGATTCTCCAGGTGGTGACCGACCCCGGCACACCGGCGCCCACCGCGGCCTGGGACCTGACGCTAACCGACGAGGATAGCCTCGACCTTCTCAAGAGCAACGGAGCGAACCGGGATGCGGCGAACACGGAATACATCGTCGGTTCAACGACGAACATGCTCCCGGCATCAGGGAAGCTGACGTTCAATGTGACCAACGCCGGCGACCAGAAGGCGGGCAAGGTCTATGTCTGGATACGTTAGCGTAATCGAGAACACCGCTATATACCCGCCGGAAAACGCCATGCTGGTGATATATTCCCCCAGGAAATACGGCATACCCGGACAAATAATCCCACCCCAATCACGCAGGTTCACCCCAACTATAAGGAAAAACAAGAGGCATTAAATAGTAATGCAAGAACTAATTGAGAGACGAACTGAAACAAGCAAGACCTATGACCTCGGAGGTAAGCAATGCTAGAACTTTCAAGGTCTAAGAAAACTAGATTACCCGATGCTCCGAACGGTAGGAGAAGGTATGCTATAAATGCCTCTATAGATGTCTTACAGATGAAAGAAGATGGGGGTGAGTGGGAAGATATTGACTCGACTTTAGACGAGGAAGGTCTGCCCGCTAGAGTTCCCTATGACCTCACGCCTTATCTAAACGGCTTGCCAGGATTTCACTTTAAGAGTAAACAGTCGGGTGAGTTTGATGTCAGGTTGAAAGAAGCTAGACAAGACTCTATCAGTATCACCCCTATATCCCCAAAGCCTAGTGTGAAGCCTATCATAGAAGGTAGAACTATCACTTGGGTAGATTTATATCCCGATGTTGACGTAGTTCTAACAGCCTTTAATACGGGTGTAATGCTTAACAGGATAATCAAGTCAGCCTATGCACCCTTAGAATATGACGTTGCCGTTACCGAGATAAAAAAGGGTGTTGCCCAACTGATGCCACTTAAACCTGCCACAGATGCAGATGGGCAACTTATCAAGATGGAGGAAAAGCCCACCCTTGATGGCAGGACTGAAACTCTTACGCTTGAAGTATTACCATTTGAGGATGAAAAAGCCAATCCCATTAAATACCCGATAAAGGACTCTACCGTTGTAGATGAATTTGTCGGTGCCAGCGAGGATGATGCCTACGAGTATGATTATACAAAAATCGTGGATGTCACTTCCATCGGTATTATACAATCTTCTAATCCACTGACTAGGATGTGGGGAGGATACCGCTTCGTTTCAGGTGATTTTCCATCACAAGGTTCTATGATAGATGTCGCCTACTTGAGGTTGTATTTTTATCTTACTTCCAAAGATGATGTTAACGTTAATATCCATTTTGAGGATGGTGCTTCTCCTATTGCCTTTACAACTAGTGATAATGACATAACACTAAGGACCAGAACCACGAACAGTACCTCTTGGATTGCTGATAGCGTAGCAGCGGGAGGAACAGGATGGTATAACTCACCTTCCTTATGTGGTGTAGGGTCTCCAGCACAAGAATTGTTTGATTCTTACTCTCCATCAGCGATTGTGGCTATTACTAGAGGCAATACAGACGTATCTAAAACTTTCTATGTCCATTCTTGGGACTATAATGACCACTCTCATGCCCCCGAACTCTACATAGAATATACCGAGGGCGGGGGAGCTATCTTAACAAACTACTACCGCATGGGGGCAAATAAATGAGTCTACAAAAGAACGTGGCCAGCCAAAAGTGGATAGTATTCGCCTGGACAATAGCCACCAATGTGGCTCTAGCCGGGGATGCTGCCCAGATAACAGCCAACCTCAGGCTGGATGGCGGAGAAGCTAACGCTGTAGACGATACCAATCCTACCGAACTTGAAGACGGTTACTATGCCTTCGAATTAACGCAGGCCGAAACCAACGCCGACAATATCGTAATCTGCCCTGTAAGTTCGACTGAAGGCGTAGCGGTTATCGGCTGCCCTATGGCTGTCTGGACTGATAGTTTAGCAGCCATCAAAACGTCAACGGACAATCTACCCGAAGCCCAAAAGGGATAAGAATATTTCGATATATAAATCATAAACAGGAGGCAAACGAACATGGCAACAGGAACTTACAAAAACGGAGTAGCAATCCTGGTAACCTATCAGGCAGTCGCTTGTGCCACCGGCAAGACCGTCACGATGGCGGTTTACGATGAGGAACATGCCCTTGATGAAGCCAAGGGCAGCGCCGGAATGACCGAGATAGGCGCTACGGGCAGGTATTACGCCACCTTCACACCGGATGCCGAGGGTGAGTGGATTGTCATAATGGAGAATACCACCGATGGCAATGGCGAGGTAGTAAAAGCCTTCGCTGTAGCCGGTCACGACGTCGACTCTATCGGCGATGCGGTAGCGACCGTGGATGGCAAGATTGACACACTCGATACGGTGGCCGATGGCATTCAGACCGACCTGAGCAATGAGACGGATGGCCTCGGGGCGCTCAAGACACTTATCGATGCCAAAGCACCGGCCAGTGAGTATGATACCGAGATGGCCAGGATTACGGCAGACGTGGCCACTGAAGCCAAGCAGGACGTCATTGACGGCTTCCACGATGTACCCAGCGAGGATGCTGCTGACGATGCCCAGATGCGGGATGTCGTAGGCAAGAAGACTGACACCGTTGCAGGAACGAGTTTAGTCGCATTAGCAAAGCAGGTTTTAGCTGATACAGGTTCAACAGGAAGTATCCGTGGCGCCGATGATGACACCCTGAAGACCCTTTCAGACCAGATTGACGCCGTAAGCGCGCCGGCAATGGTCGGATAAGACATTGGAGTCAAAAAATGGCTGAGCTTTACGATATCGGGAGCAATCGTGTCGTTTATCGTGCGGAAAGTTTCACGGCGGGCAAGACTGTAACGGCATATTTCTGGAACCCGTCTCTGGCTAAAAGCGCGCTGCAGACATTCACTGAAATTGAGCTGGGGCTTTACTATCTCGATTACAACTTTGCGTCTGTCGGCACGTATATCGGTCTTTTCTACGAGAACGGCGTGGCAAAAACCACAGGCATATTCCGCGTTATTGCGTTGCCGACAACCATTAACGAGGAGATTGTAGATGCCTTGAACGTCGACACGCACGGAGAGCCGTCAACGCCGCCGGCCGCGAGCTCTTCTATCGTGGAGAAATTGAGCTGGTTGTTCGCGCTTGCGAGAAACAAGATAAAGCAGACGTCCACGCAGCAGACAATCAGAAATGATGCCGATGATGCTGATATTGGTACAGCCGATGTGGGCGATGACAGCGTGACAGCTACTCGAGGAAAGTTCACCTAATGGCTATCGACACTGCGGACAAGAGGATGTCGTTGCTGGGGCTTGCCTTGCCGGTACCGATGGTGGCGCCGGCGCCGGATGGCTCGATTGACTTGGAAGACCGCCTTCAATGGTTATGGCTATACAGGTCGATTGCGCCGTCTAAGGCAGTACTCGCCGTCAGTGTTTACTGGCCGGACCGGGATATCGATAGCTACTGGAACGACAGAAATATCAGGGTAGGATTTGAAAGTGACGTATAACACCGAGGACATCGAAGTCAAAAAAGGCGCTTACGGGTACCGGCTGATTTTCACGCTCTATGACGCCGACGAAAGTGCCCGCGACTGCACCGGCTACACCGCCGACCTCCGCTTCTGGGCGCCCGGCGCCAGTTCGGCAAAGAAAGCCGACCTCACCTGGATTGACGATTCCGCCGGCACCTGCTACTACGACGTCGAGGCCGGCGATTTCGACAGCGCCAATCAATACTACTACGAGATAGTCATCGAAAAGACCGGCGTCAAAGACCCCGCCAAGACCGGGCGCATCATCGTCATCGACCGCCCGACGACCGACGCCTCTTAATTCTGTCATTCTGGCGCAGGCCGGAATCCAAGTTCAGGAGAAAATGAGATGTCATTAAATCTAATCACCCCGCCGGCAAAAGAGCCGCTCACCCTGCTCGAAGTCAAGAACAATCTCCGCCTCGACCACGACGACCACAATGAGGATACCCTCATTGAAGATCTCATCACCGCGGCGCGGCAGCACGCCGAAAATGTCTTAGCGTGGCGGGCATTTATCACGCAGACCTGGGAGCTGTGGCTCGATGCCTGGCCGGGGAAAGATTATATCGAATTGCCCCGTCCTCCGCTGCAGTCGGTCACCAGCGTCAATTATTACGACGTCGACGACACGGAAGCCACCTTCGCCGCCGGCAGCTATTTCGTCGACACCAAAAGCGAGGATGGGAGGGTCGGCCTCAACCACGGGCAGAGCTGGCCCGGCACGACGCTCCGCCCCTTCAACGGCATCTGCGTAACATTCGTCGCGGGATACGGGGCCGATGGTTCCTTTGTCCCGGCGAAATTCCGGAAGGGATTATTGCTCCTGGTGGGGCACTGGTACGAGCACCGGGAAGAAGTGGTTATCGGTGTGACGCCCTCGACAGTCCCCATGGCAGCCGAGGCGTTAATCTGTTCGGAGAAGGCGTATTAGATGAACACTCAAAATATCGCCGAGATGGAGTTGGCGGAATTAAATATCGGGCAAGCGTGTCTGGGGGAAAAGCCCATTGGGTTCATATCGTATATCTTCGAAGAAATCAAAGTGAATTCTGCGACACTGAAAGCCCTTGAACACAAATACGAAAAGAGCTGGTGGAACTGATGAGAGCCGGCGAGTTAAGGCACCGCATAACGCTCCAGAAGCCCGTACACACCCGTGACGCCTTTGGGGAATCCGTGACTACCTATGAAGACATGGCGACGGTCTATGCGGCCATAGAGTGGCAGAGTGGGCGGCGCTACGTCGAGGCCGCCCAAATCAACGCGGAGGTGCAGGGCGTAACCCGCATTCGCTACCGCTCCGATGTCAGGCCGGACTGGCGCATTCAATATAAAGAGCGTTATATCCGGATAATATCGCTCGCCAACATCCGGGAGCGCGACGAAGAGCTGCAGCTCAACTGCAAAGAGTTCCAGGACTAAAGGAAGCATAAATAATATTCCCCGCGAAATAATCGCCCTTCGACCTCGCTCACCCTGAGCTTGTCGAAGGGTTTTTTCATTGGAGGGACATGAAACCGAGCATCTATCTCAAAGGCATCGACGAGCTGGAGCGCAAGACCAATCAAATCATCAAGGAGGTCACATCCGAAAAGACAAAGCTCCTGCTCAAAGGGGCGCGCACCGTCAAGGAGAGGATTATACAAAAAGCGGAGTCGCAGCAAAAAAGCGTAAAACATTCGGCACGAAAAGCCGCCTATGCCAAGGCCTACCCGGAAACCACCAGCTCTCCCGCCCACGCCTTTGCCGGCATCCGCCCGGGGAAAATGCCCCAGGCGCACCTGGTGGAGTTCGGGCATGGGGGACCGCACCCGGCGCCGCCTCACCCATTCGTAAGGCCGGCCTGGGACGAGTGCCGTGAAAAGGTCGAGCAGGATATTCAGTCCGGCCTGAAAAAGGCGATAGAGGGGGCGGTATAAAAGTGCACATCGAGACGGCGTTAATGACCTACCTGCTCGAGCAGAGCGGCATCACGGATATCGTCAGTGACCGCATTTACTTTATCCGGGCGAAGCAGGACACCGCGGCGCCGTACCTTGTTTTCCAGAAAATATCATCCATCCATTCCATGACGCATGACGGGCCGGATGGCATGACCGATGCCCGGTTCCAGTTCACCGCATTTGGCAAGAAGTATATGGAAGAAGCCAAGGAACTCATCGTAGCGGTGCAGGACGCGTTGAGCGGTTATAAGGGGACGATGGGTGGTGAAGGGGGAGTCGTGGTTTCCTGTTCCAGTTACGACGATGAGAGGGACCTCGACTCCGGGGAAAAGGGGCTGTTCGGGGTAGCCGCCGATTATATCATCCAGCATTACGAATGAAGGAGGAGAATCTGAAAGTGGCTTTCGGAATATATGTTTATTACCGCCAGAGGCTTATCGATGAAATCAGGAACCCCATTAAGAGCGTGATTGATAATCTCTACATGCCAGTCAGTTGGTTCAAGGTCTTCGGGGCACTCATCGAAATCTGTAAAATCCTGATACGCCTCAAGAAATTCCCCGAGCCCACGGTGGAGAATGTCGGCCGGCCGAACTCCCGCGTGCTCGTCCGCAGCCGCGACAGATTCCTCGAACGGCTCAAATTACCGCCATACTACCAGCGGATAATGGCAGCCATCACCAAGCTCATCATAATCATTTTCGATACCGATTTCTGGCGTCCCTTCATGAACTGGTGGGTCGATGAACTAAGAGACGCCCCGGACTGGGAGCATAATGACATCTCACAGCCGGACCATCATTTCTGGGATAACAAGGCAGAAAAAACAGCAGGAGGTACATAAAAATGGCATCAGCAACAAAAGCTCAAAAAACATTCGGAACCTCAGTCACCTGGGCCGGGCATGATATCGGCTTTATAGTCGATGGCTCTTATACCGGACTCAGCGCTGAAGAAATCGACCTCAGCAGCCAGGAATCTGTCTTCAAGGAATTTGCCGCAGGGCAGATTGATAGTGGGATGGTCAATCTCACCATAAGATTCATCCCGGGCGATACCACTGGGCAAAAGTTTCTTTACACCGACATGAAGGCCAGCACCGAGCGTGAGGTTATAATCACCTACCCGGACGATAGCACCTGGACTTTCAATGCCATCGTGACCAAGTTCGGTGATTTAACCTTCAATAAAGACGGTAGTGCTGACGCCGCCATAACCTTGAAAGTAACTGGCGAGCCAACGCATTCCGACCTAACCTAGCAACAATTCGGGGCATCGTAAACCAGACCGACACGAGTAAAGAACGAGGGCGGGGGGAACACCCCGCCCTGACTATTAAAGGAGGAGTTATGTCTGAAAAATTAGACCCGGTCATAACCATCGAGCTCGGCGGCAAGCAGCGCCACCTCAAGTACGACTTCAAGGCCATGCTCGCCATCCAGAGGCAGACAGGCAGGAATCTACTCGACAATAAAGTAGTCAAAAAGATAATCGAGGAGACTACCCCCGAAGACCTGCTCACGCTGCTCTGGGGAGAGCTGCTCCATGAAGAGCCGGGATTAACCATCGACGAGGTCACCGGCTGGATAACCATGGAGAACCAGAGGGAGGTCGCCCTTAAAGTTATCAAGGCCTGGGCGGCGGCCATGCCGGAGGGGGGCAAAAAGAAAAAGGCCCCTTTACCGAAGTAATCCCCGACTGGCTGGATATCTGGTCTTTCGGGCGCTATGACCTCGGTCTCTCCGGGGATGAGTTCTGGGGGCTGACGCTGGCGCAGTACAACGCCCTGGTCGAAAGACACGACCTCCGCCGTGAAAATGACGACTACCAGACGGGGCTCATCGTCAGCAGCATCTGGAATACCATCCCGCAAAACCCCAAGAAAACAATCAAGCTATGGATGCCCTCCGATATTTTCCCTCAATACGAATGGGTCAAGCAAGAAGAACCGATGCAAGAGGAATTACAGAGAAAGTTGGATGGTATTTTTTATTTCATCGGGGGGAAAGAAGTAAAGAAGAATGGCTAAAGAAATCTCCAAACTATTCGTAACGCTGGGACTTAATGACAAGGGCTTCTCATCCCAGCTCAAGAAAATAGATAAGCAGACGGCTGCCCTGGGCAAGACGATGCTGGCGGCCGGCACGGCCATCGTGGCGGGTATCGGCATGGCCGTCAAGGCCTGGGCGCAGGCCGGCAACGAGGTCCAGAAGATGTCTCTCCGGACGAACTGGGCCGCCGAATCTTTGAGCGAGCTGCGCTATGTCGCCGAGATATGCGGGACCGAGCTCCAGGGATTTGAGAAGGGCACGCGTAAGCTCAACCAGGCCATCCTCGACGGATCCGCCGGGCTGGTGACGTACAACCGCTATTTCGAGATGCTCGGCCTGAATGCCCGTGAGCTCAAGGAGATGAAGTCGGAGGAGGCATTCTGGGAGGTGGCCGAGGCACTAGCGGGGATGACCAATGAAGTCGAGCAGGGGGCCATCGCCGCCCAGCTATTCGGGCGGACCGGCACCCAGCTTTTACCCATGCTGGCCGAGGGCGCCGACGGCATTAAAAGATTGCGTGAAGAAGCCCATGACCTCGGCATCGTCTTCGACAAGGAAGCCGCAGACGCCGCCGCCGACTTCGTCGATTCCATGCAGAGACTAAAGGAATCATTCGAGGGCGTCTCGCATGTCATCGCCAAGGCCGCCGCCCCGACCATCGAAGCCTACGCCAAGCTGATAACCAAGACCATTAAATCGGTTATCAAGCTCGCCGAAGAAAACGAGGACTTATCCAATACCGTGGTCAATACCGGCCTTTCCTTTGGCACCACATTAGTTGGCATGGGAGGTCTCCTGCTCCTATTACCGAAAGCTATCCAGCTTTCCAAAGGACTTGCGGGTGGATTAGGTACTTTAAGTCTCGCCATCGTCGGTGCTACGGCCGGTCTGACGCTGATGGGCACCGGAATCCAGACGCTGATACAGAACCACATCCGGTACGAAGCCATGATCGAGGCCGGCATCAAGCTCTCCGAGGAATATGCCAAGGCCAAGCGGGGAGAAGCCAATGCGGTCTGGGAGGCCATGGAAGCCGAAGCCGACTCCCGCGAGGCATACGTCAAGGCCTCCGGCATGACCGAGGAGCAGAAGGAAGAGCAATACGAGTATATTGACGCACTCCGCCGGGCAATAAAAACACACGAAGATTACTTGAAAGTGCTGGCGGAAGCAACTGCAAAAATCAAAGAACAGAAGGACGCCCTCAAGGCCAACCGCGAAGAGTTCCTGGCCATGATAGAAAAAATCCGGTACGCCTACACGGATGCCGCCGAGCTGGGCCTCACCATTGAGGATATCACCCGTTACATGCTCGAAGCCGGGCGAGGCGCCGAGCTTATGAATATCAAATGGGAGGAAATCGGAGACAATGCCGACCTACTGGCGCAGAGATTAAACCTCGACCTAAAAGCGCTGGCCGGCGGTGACCTGTTCGCCCAGGCATATCAGACTTACGAAAAAGAAATCCAGGCCATCGAGAACATCGCCGACGCCGACCGGCAGGCGATAGACGACCGGCTGGCATATTACCGTGAGAAGTTCTACGAGCGCGAGAGGATTATAGAAGAGGCCGCCCTCAAAGAAATCGCCGCCGTCAACCCCAACGTGGCGGCCATCATCGAGGGATATAACGAGGAGATGGGAGTCCTCGACGAGCGCGAGCGGGCCCGCGATATCGCCCGGGAAAACGAGCGCATCGCCGCGCTGGAAAGCCAGCTCACGCAGGAGGAATTATCCGAAGCCGAGCGTGAGAGAATCCGGCGCGACCTCGAAGAAGCGCAGGACGCGCAGCATGAACGGCAAATCCTCGAAACCCGCAACGCCCGGATAGCCGCGCTCGACATGGAAGCATACCTCGAAAACCGGAAGACCCTGATTACTCAAAACCTCGAAGACGAGAAGGCGATAAAAGAGACAGCGCTGGCGGAAACCAAAGCCATCTACCAGGCCGAGACCGAAGCGTTCAAGGCCATGAACGAATCCAAGATAGCGGACCTCAAAAGGATGCATCAGTTAATTCTTATGTACCAGAAAGTACAGGGGTTCGTCCCGCCGCCACCCACTCCACCGGGGGAAGGACTTTACCCGCCTTTTCCGGAGGGTTATGGGATGTCATTCTGGGAAGAATACTGGGCAAGGCTATCAAGAGGGGAAGGGCCCAGAGCCGAGCTACCCTCAGAAGAAATAGAGAAACTCGGACCAATAGAACTCCCCTCCTACGCTGGCTTTGAGGGCCCTGTCCCTGGCCGGATGGGGCAGCCCTATCCCGCCATCGTCCACGGTGGGGAAATCATCAGCCAGCCCGGCAAGGCCTCGCAGACTATCACCCAGCACTTTCATATCGCCCAGCTTGTCGTGCGTGAAGATGCGGATGTGGAAAAGGTAGCCCGACAGCTTTACCGGATGCAGCAAGCGAGGTTTTAACCATGGCCAACAGCTTTTCCTTCAACTCGGTGGACATGAGCAGCTACGGGCTGCGCCTGCTCACGCATGAAGAGCCTTTCTCGCAGGAGACGCCGGCGGCGCAGCTCGCCGACCGTTCTTACGGCTTCGACAGCCTGCGCAGCCCCATTCCGGTGTCCCTCGATGTAAAGGTCTACGCGGCCGATATCGCCACGCTCAAGTCCTACCTGGACAGCATCAAGCAGACCCTCAACCAGCGCACGGACTGCCCCCTCGCCATTGATACCTTCGACGACAGGTACTGGATGGTCCGGTTTGTCTCGATGGTAGGAGAGATACACACCGCCCGGGTCTGGAAAGGCACGATAACATTTTCCGCCAACGACCCGGCAGCCTACGACAACGATGAGACCGACCACGACCATACGGTCGACGAAGACCCGGAGGAGTTCACCGAGACCGCCGGCGGCACCGACCAGGCATTCCCCGTCTACACCCTCACCTGCGATGACACCCTCACCGATACGACGGTCGTGCTCACCAACACCGCCACCGGCGAAGCCCTCACCTGGGAAGGAAGCCTGGTCGCCGATGACGAGTTGGAGATAGACTCGGATAATCACACGGTCAAGCTCAACGGTGCGGAAGACATGCTCTATGTCGATGGCCGGTTCCCCCGGCTTCTCCCCGGCGGCAATGCCTTCACACTATCAGGCTTTTCCGGCAATCTCAATATAACTTACCGCCCGAGGTACGTCTAAATGGCCGAGATAATCATACAACCCTCAGATAAAGACACCTGGTTGAATGAAGGCATACCAACTGGCAATAATGGGAATGACACAAGTCTGTACCTGGTCAACCAGGGTTCCAACAATAATCGCCGCATCCTGCTTGAGTTCGACATCACCGATTACGATATCATCGACTCCATAAACTCGGCGACATTATATTTATACTATTACAACGAGGCCGGCTCTTCCAGCGGCCAGACGGTCTGGGCCTACAAGCTCACCCGCACCAACTGGGAACATCTGCAGGCCACCTGGAATATTTACAAGACCGGCAGCAACTGGACGGCGCCGGGCGGCGACTATGTAACGACAAGTCCCGCCGGCGGTAGTGCTGTCATGCCGGGAGCCACCGGGGTGTGGATAGAGTTCAACGTGCTGGCGATACTCCAGGATGCCCTTGCCGGAGGCGTTGCGGAGTTCCTGGTAAAGTTCGAAAACGAAGCCGTCGGGGCCGGCTATGGCTTTCCTTTCTTCTATTCACGCGAGTTCGCTACTGAAGCTCTGAGACCGAAGCTGGTGCTTGATGTAACTTATTCTCCCCCGCACCCACCCGCCGATGTCGCCGCCACCAAAGGCGACCACACGGACAAGGTCGTCGTTACCTGGACGAAGTCCAACCACGCGGTGGATTACCAGGTCTACAAAGACGGGGTCGCCCAGGGCTGGCTCGGGGACGTGGCTACCTGTGATGATGATGTTGCCCTTTCCCCCGGCAGCACGGTCGCCACCAAGTGCCGATACTCGGGGCTGGTCGGCCTGAGCCTCGAAGATACCGAAGACAGCGATACCCCCCGCGTCTACAAGGTCAAGGCCAGGGACGCCGAGGACCAGGAAAGCGATTACAGCGACACCGACGTAGGCTACCGTGAGAAAATCGCGCCGGTCTACCAGTGGCAGCGCTCGGCGGCGGACTCGGACGCCGATTATTCCAACATCACCGGAGCGATAGCATCCACCTGCAATGATATCAACGCCCCGGCATATCCCGCCCGCCGTTACTACCGGTGTCATCTGACGCTCGGAGGCGGTGCGCCGCAGTATTCGGTGGTGGACCGTGGCTATCGCAGAAGGGAAGACGCTCCCCGGAATACCATCACTTTGATTATCAGGAACCCGGATGGGGAAACACTCGCCTATATTAAAGACGCTTATGGAATCGGGTACGATTATCGCGTCAACGAGCTGGGCACCTGTGAGTTCAATGTCCCCGCCGACAGCCCGGCCTGCGAGTATCTGGTCTATCCCAACGAGGTCTATCTATACATCAATGGCATTCTCCAGGACATCTTCAAGTTATTCAAAGTCAGGAAGATAAGGTCAAAGCCTCTCGGCGAGACGATAGCCGTCACCTGCAAACAGGTCGGTTATACCCTGACCAAAGATATCATCCCATCATATTCTCGTGCGGAAGGGGACGAGAATACTACCAGCGAAATACTGCAGGACTTTATCGATTGCCAGGAGGTCGAGCGGGTGACACTGGGGGGAGTATCCCCCAAGCTCGATGCTGTAATCGCCGTCGAGATATCCGGCAAGAATATCTGGGAGGCCTGCAAGGTCGTCAGGGACACGGTGGGGGGATATCTATCCGTGGATATCGACCCCGACGACCCGTCGGACCGGCAGCTCTGGCTCCGCGCCAGCATCGGCGAAAACAAAGGGCAGCAGGTACGCATCGGCAAGAACCTCACCGGCATCGAGCATGAGACGGACTATATCGAATTCTGCAACCGTCTCTATCCCATTGGCTCCGCCGGCCTCCTGCTCAGCACGAAAGAGTACACGCGTCAGGATGCCATTAAGTCCTCCGATGCCAGCTACGGCTATCTCGAATTGTTCGGGCTTTACTCCGCATATAAAGACTGGACGGGTGAAGGCGATGCCCTGCCGGGAAATATCACCATCGAAAAGCCGACCGGCGCCTGGGAAAGCCCGACCGGAGACCAGAGCAGCTCGCAGTGGAGCAACCCGCAATATGCCTACGATGATAACGATGCCACTGATGCCCGCTACTATAACTGGTTCAAGCAGACGTGGACGCCCTGGCTTACTCTGACCCACGCCGGCATCGATGCCACTCAAATCAAGTGGTGGAACCAAATGGCTTTCGAGCTTTATTCCTATCTCGGGGCTCTCACTCAGGTAGACATATATTACGGAGGCGCCTGGCATAACGTATTTAATGGAATATACTCCGACACTGCCGAATGGGCCACGGTATCTTTCGCCCAGCAGACCATCACCGGTGTCAGGATAAGGTGCTACAACTCCCAATACATGGGCCTGCCCTACCCCCAGAATCCTTCCTGTGGCATCAAGGAAATATATATCTGGGATGTTACCGGTTGGACGGATGACACTTCAAACTGGGGGCAGGGCAAAAACGAGAAAACGGTACGCTGTGATATCGGCGATTACGACGCGGATGCCCCTTACGTAATTTCATACACTCACGCCGCTTATTTAATAGCCCTTGACGATATCGCTGCCAGGCCGGATATACAATCGGGTAAGGAGCATTTCGCCGTCAGCGATGTCGATGCGCTCCTGGCACTTGGCAGGACGGAGCTCACCGCGCGGAAAGAGCCGTTAAAATCCATCGATGCCGGCCTGATAGATTTATCGACGGAAGAGGGCCGGGGCTTCGAAGAGCTTGGGCTCGGCGACATGATAACCGTCATCGATGGAGGGCTGGACATCTCCGAAGAAGTCCATGTCGTCCGGGTCAAGAAGCCCGACCTCGATATCCCCCAGGAAATTATCATAGAGATTGCCAACAAAACGAAAGACATCATCGACGTAATTTGAGGAGTAAAGTAATGAGTGGGTTCGATGAGCTCTGCATCGGTATTATTCTAGGCATCGTTCTGTTAATAGTAATATTAGTATGGTTGGCGACAAGGAGGTTTCCATGAATGAAAAAGAACCTCGTTATGTTCCATACAAGGAATGGAAGATATTTCTAACAAACCACTGGCGGCACATGAATTGGAAGGTCAATGGCCTGATAGGTGTGGTGATAGCTATTCTTGCCTTTGTAGCGGCTATCTTCACACTCGTAACGATGCTGGCATTTGGAGGTTAAAATGTGTCTTATAACCGCTCACGCCCATCTAATAAAGGAAAATGAAAAGCTGTCCGCCCGTGTTGCCGAGCTCGAAGGCAATCTTCCGGAGCCGCCATCCGGCGGCGGAAAGATAACCTCCGCAGAAATCCACAATTTACTACGATCTTGTGGCATCATAATATCCGGCAGCACCAGCGACCGGGAAACCCTGCTCTTGAGAAGGCAAGATGCCCAGCGCTTCCTTGACTGGTATCGCGATACGCACCCCTATACCGCCGATAAATACGACTGTGATAAATACGCATGGTGCATGAGGGCTGCCGCCATCAAGTGGACACACGGCGAGTACCTCTGGGGTTATATCGATGGCGAGGGGTTGGGGGAAATCAACTATGCCTTCCCTTCTCACGGATGGAACTTCGTAATCTTCGACGACCTCAGCGTTTGGTTCTGCGACGAACTTGCGTTAGCCGCCCCTGAAGACGAGTTCTATGAAGCCTACAAGATAAAATGCTATTCGGCGAAAGCCTGAAAGGAGGAATACATGGATTATCTGAACCAATTCATAGCCTTAGCCGATGGGTTCAAAATGCTCGTCCTCGGCGTGCTCATCGGGGCCAATCTGCTGACCGGCATCGCTGTCTCAATCCGCACCAAATCATTCAGGCTCAAACAGGTCGGAGATTTCCTCATCTCGAAAGTATTACCGTACATCATCTGCTATTTCGCCGTCTGTTTTATAACCGTCATCGAGCCGTCATGGCAGGCAGCGGTCACGGTAGTCTGGGGAATTATCCTTGCGGCGTTGGTCGGCGCCATACTCACCAACTTAAAGGAAGTGGGCATCAATCTGCCCGATATCCTGGGCGGTCCGCCGGCGCAATAATTATTTTGCGCAAAATAAATCAACAAGTCTGGGGGAGGGGCTTATGCCCCTCCCCTTTTTCTTTTTATGTATCTATGTATCTATATCCAGCCGAGTCTCAGCGCCAGCAGGTAGAGCAGACCGAGGATTACGCTCAGCGCCAGGGCGGCTATGGATGACTTGCGGCTTATCTCGTCCCAGTCTCTCATTTCAGTCCCATGCGGTCGACCGGGCTGAAGCCGCGCCTCTCTAAGCCGCTTAATCTTAGCAGCGATGCTTTCAGATGCCACATACATATTCTATAACACCATTGAATAAAATCAATCCTTGAAAATAAAATTGGTAAATACTGCCTAAACCCCTTGACAAATTCCAATAAATGGTTATAATTAAGTATAGCAAGGAATTAATCTTAGTATGCAACCAAGCCATCACCCAGATAGGGTGGGGGTAAACCAGCAAAAGAGGAGAGCATGAAAGAACTCATCGAAGCCATCCAGAAATTGCAAATGTTAAAGAGGCTTTCGGACACTCAGTTCGCGAGTGCCATAGATATCGACCTTTCCACCTGGTCGAAGATAAAGAACGGCAAGGCCCCGCCCGGCGGCAAGTTCCTCCGCCATCTCTCGCGCATCAGGGAATTAAGACTCGCCGTCTACGAATACATGAATAACCCCGAGGTGAAAGAGGATGGATAGCATGATAGCTTGTATTCTTATCCTGGCGTTCCCCATGGGATTCATGTGGGCGCAAATACTCCACAAGAAGTTCGATTAAGCCAAACGAACGGAGGTAACCGATGAGCTCAGCAACGAAGGCCCCGCCCACCATCGAAGAAATCTTCAAGCGCTTTGATAAGCGTATCTTATCCCAGTTAGCGAACTACCGCGAGGTAGCATCCAAAGACCCCAAAGGGGCTCCCTTCATCAAGGCCAGGGCCGGCGGCATGATACTCTCCCGGAACATCCTCAAGAGCATCGTCTCGGAAGAAACGAATGGAAACCATCATTAATATCCCATCGAGCGCAGATGTAAAGCCCCGGCAGGCCAGGCTCTGGGGTGAATTCCTCGACATGCTCTGCGCGAAGGCCGAAGCCGAAGTAAAGAAAGAAGGGGAGCCGGGCGGGTACGTTCCGGTCAGCTCCCCGCAGAGGAGAGATTCGAAATGAACTGGTTCCAGAAACTTTGCTGCCGATTCATCAGGGAGGCGGTGAAGAAAGAGATCCGCCAGGCCTATCGCGAATGGTGCTACAAAGGCTGGAAAAGCCGGGAGGCCTATGAACTGGCCTGCCGGAGCTGGAAATGCGGCCATATAACCGGCGGCGTGAATATCAGGGAAGAGGTTGAATAAATCGCCCGGAAAGCAGGGCTTTAAGGAAGCGCATGGAAACGATTTATTGGCTATGGATAGATATCGGTATATTAGTTATTCTCGGCATACTCATGTTTATAGACCACTATCTTTCTAAACGCCACGAGAAACTTTTAAAGAAATACCTGGCGCTCCAAGATAAATATATAAAGGCTCTCGAACAGTATAAATCTCAAACAGCTTACACGCGCCGCCGCACGGCGCTCCGGGGATAAAGGAGGAATGATGTCAGAAATCAGAGCCGAATTAAAGAACATCCGAGCCGTTGAAATAAAGTCGAAGGTTTTCAATGTCAAGGATGATAAACCGAAAGTGGTGACCGCCGTCAGGTTCGAGTATGACGGCGAGCCATCCGAGATGGAAAATATTCTCATGCTCGAAGCGCAGAACCGGCCGGTCAATGCCGATATCTACTCCCCCCAGGCCGCCTTTGCGTTTGACGAAAGGCCGGTGGGGGTCGGGGACCTGGGGGATTACCCATTAAAAACCCCGCCAGCTGAACCAAAAGCAGGAGTCAAAAGTTTATAACGTCCGTTGTTGGTGATAAAGAATAATGCTTGCTGGTGTCCGTTTTCATAACCATCGGCATTAACGGCGATGCCCGCTATAAATTCGACGGACTGGATATACGCCGAGCCAGCAAGCAGCTTGAGGGCTTGAAGTTAAAAGCTCATCTCTAGACGAGTTCTCAAGCACCGGCTCCGGGGATGAGTGCTGAAACTAAGGGCTACAAACACCGAAAGTCCCGAATCCCCCGGGGCCCGATAAAAAAGGAGGGAAGATGAAAGGGAATATTCGATATTATTGGGGTCTATCATTGAATCGTGCATCCATCGGGCCTCTTTGCGATTGGCAGGAATGGTTCGGTGAATATTATTGGCTCCAAATCGAATTATGGTTAGGCACATTTTATATCGGCATTGAAATTACAAATCGGCCAGAGGAGGAATAGACCATGACACTCGCTGAACAAATGAAACTCAATCTCACCGACATCATCCTCACGAATTCCGTCATGGAAAGGCTGGAGGGGAAGGAAGTAACGCCGGAATACGCCCCCGGCTTTGAAACCGACCTCCCCACCGAGGAAGAGATAGCCGAAGCGGAAGCCGGCGTCGCCACTGAAAAAAGTGCCAGTCTGGAAAAAGTCATAAAAGACCCTGAAGGTGAAGACAATATCAACGTCCCCATGACCGTGGAGAAACCCACAGATAACGGTTCATCCGGCTGGCCGGACGCAGGGGCAATCAAGGCCGAGGCTAAAGAGGAGTCGGCAGAGGACTGGAAGCAGAAGGCCCTCGCTGCCAATTTCAACAAGAGCGTCCGCTGCGAATTTTGCGGTGAAAAGCACCACATGAACTTCCGCCTCGATGAAGGGGAAAAGACCGCGCACCACTGGATGGGGATCTACCCCAAGTGCCAGGCGGTCAACAATATCAGGAGGAAATGAAGAAGAATGATTATTTATGATGAACGGTTAGATAGCCCACCATTGGTGAAACTTAAAGGGGAAATAGTCAAAGTCCAAAAATACAGATCCAATGCTTTTAGAGATGAATATAGAACAATCCTCTTGTCGACAGGTTATGTGATTCACCTTACAACTGAAGAGACCGAAATGATCATAAACGCAAAGGAGGAAGCAGACTGAAAAAATAATCTCTTTCCCCGGCCCCTCAGCCGCCTGAGCACTACTGGGGGGCCATGATAAGGGGATTATCGAGGAATGGAAAAGCCGAAGTTCGCCGTCGGGCAGCCGGTCCGCATTACGAATGGGGAATATAAAAGGCAAGAGGGCGTCATCTATCAAAGCGCGACATACACACGCCGTTATCTCGTTAAAGTCAGGCACGAGGGCTTCCCGGAACACCACTACCACCACATCTGGTTCTTTGAAAAAAGTCTGGAGGCGATACAGATATGAACCGTATACTTTTCAAGTCCTGCCCGCATTGCCGCACCGGGGATATGGAACTCCAGCAAGACGAAGCATACGGGGGGGCATACTGGGGGTGCATCCAGTGCGGCTATACAGTCTCAAAAGAGCAGATGCCGGAATATCTAAGGAAAAAGGAGAAAGAAATGGCAGCCAGGATTAATTATGATGAATTACACCCGGAGACGAAAGCGAAGATAGACGAAAGAATATCGACCGGCCTGCCGCCGGTACCGCCCAAGCCGCCCATGATAGTAAATGGGAAGAAATGCGGCTTGATGGCTATCAACCACTACTACGAGGTCAATACCCCGGCCATCATCGAAGATTACCACCGGCTCGTCGCGGAGCTGGGACCGAGCAAGGGGGACAGGGCCACCCGGGAGCGCTGGGATATGTCTTATAACAAATGGGAACGCTTCAGGAAGAAGCATGGTCTGCCGCCGGTTAATGTAATCGCTCGGGATTCTGCCCCCGTCAAAACCGAACCCGAAATTAATCAAAGCATTAACCAACCCGCCCCGGAAAACGAGCGAACCCCCGCGCCGGTAAGCCCCGGGTCCATCGCCGCGCAAGTGGAAGATAATAAGGGTAAACCGGAAGCCGCAGAAGCGGTCGTCGATGATGACGGCCTTCAACCGGTCTATATCAGGTCTTACACCTTGGAGTTCTACGACGGGCTCCCGGACTTTCCGGAATTCAATAACAATTGGGGGGCCTCGGTTAAGGGAAAATGGCTCGAGGTTTACGGGAATCTGGCGGGGAAGAAGTAATCAATGACATTATCAGCGTACATGAAAAGGTATAACGGCTTGCGGCGCAAGGGGTATTGCCCCCGGTGCGGTGGTGAGCGAGATGGTGAAAACTGGCTGCATTGCAAGAGATGCCTCGAAAAAATGAAAGAGAGCAAAAGGCTTGTGCCGCAGTCCAAGAAGGCTGGATACCAGCGGAAGTTAAGGAAGCGTAGACTGCGCGAGTGCTTATGCTACGAATGCGGCGGTCCGCTCGATGATATTTTATTTAAAAGATGCTTAAAGTGCAGAACGATTATCAGTTTGAAACAGAGAAATTATTACAAACGGAAAAGGAATATCATAAAGGAGTCGAAATGAGCTTAATCATGCCGTGTCTTTGGGTAAGGAAATTACATACGAGGAAGCTAATTAACATCAAGCAGTGAGGGAGATAATGGTTGAATTAATCGTAAGCAAAAAGGTGATAACTCGGAAACCTCATAATTGTTGGGGTTGTCGGAAGGAATATCCAGTTGGCAGTAAATTGGAGC